CTAGATTAATGTCATTTAAAACTATACATGCCAGTTTAGATACTAAACTTAAAACAATCACTGGTTTACCTAGATTACAGGAAGAAAATGTTCGTATTAAATTAGGCAGTGGTACTAGTGCTTGGTGTAGAGCTACATTATTACCAGCTAAAACTGTTATAGCAACAGTTGGACAACAGGGATTTAACCAATATAATGGATTATATCAAATTGATTTATTTTATCCAAATAATGCCACTTATGTTGACTGTTTTGATATGGCAGATACTATTATAGCCACTTTTATACCAGGGTTAATACTTGATAATACTAGAATAACTAATTCATATATTCAACCAGGTTATACTAGTGAAGCAAATTATTATGTTGTACCTGTTATTATTGAATGGGAACAATATATTAATAGACCACAATTATAGGAATAATTATGTATAATATAGACGGATTAGAAATTAAACAAGAAAAAGGTATCTGGATTGTTAGTGAAACAATTGATGAAGTTACTAGATCTTTTACTATTAATGGATTAGAACCATCACAAGATTGGTTTTGTCCATATGAAACTATTAAGCGCATATTAGCAGTATTAGCTGCTGATAAACAATTATCTGAGGAAGTTTAATGGTACAAGGAAGAAAACCTTTATCTGATCTTGAAGATAAGATAACCAAGCAGTTAAGAGAACACATAGCAGCTCAACCAGCAGATAAAAGAAAAGAATTTATTAAATCAATACAATGGAAAAAAGTTGGTGGTGAATTCAAACCTATATTTAAGGAAAAAGTTAAGGATAAAACATCATTAATAACATCACGTGCTCAATTACAACCAGATGATATTTCATCTACTGCAGTTGGTGAAAAATTAAGTTTCAATATACCAACTATTAATGGTTTTACTAATACAAGTAGTGTTCAATTATCAATTGATACTCAAAATATGGCTAAAGAATTAGCAGATGAATTAATTGCAGTAAAAGATAGATATATTGATGAATTATTAATGGCTATTCGTGAAAAAACACCAGTTGGTGAAACAGGTCGTGCTCGTAATGGATGGACACGTATTAATGATAATATTATCAACCCAGTGCCATATATTAAATACATTGAAAATGGTACATTATATAATCGTCCAGTAGGGATGATTAAAACAACTGTTGCTGAATCACAACGAATATTAGATTTAGCAGCTGGACAAGTTTTATCTAGTTATTAAGATAAATAATAATATATTAATTTAAGGAAAATAAAATGGCAATAGCAACTGGTTCAAATAGTCGTATTGGATATATTACAGAAGTTACAGCTGGTACAACTCCAGCAACTCCTGCTTTCAATGTATTTCCAATTAATGACTTCTCATTACAATTAACTAAAGATACATTTACTGATGCATCAATTTATGCAGATAGACAAAATCATTTCTTTAAGCATGGCAATAAAAAAATTGGTGGTGATGTAACTGTTACATTATTGGGTGTAGGTGCTGCACCTACTGGTAATACATTATTCGATCCATGGTTTGAGTCATTGTTTGGCGCTGCTTGGACATCTAATGTATTAAAGATTGGTAATACACCTAAATCATTTACATTTGAAAAAACAATTACTGATACTGCTGGTACTAATAATTATTTTAGATTTAAAGGTATTCAAGCTACTACTTTAGCACTTGACGTGGCACTAAATGCTCCTGTTAAAGCTAAATTTGGTTTCATAGGTATGGATGCAGATGCAATTGCAACTAGTATTATCACAGGTGCTACTTATGTTGCTCAACCAAGTGCTCCACAACCAATGGTTCATATTAATGCTAATAACTTATTCAAAGAAGGTGGTACTGCTACTACTTTGATGACTGCATTTAGTCTTAATATTGCTGATGGCAGCGATGCTAACCATATATTAGGTTCAGCTGTTGCTAGTAGTATTACTAAATCTAAAGCCACTATCACTGGTAGTGCAACATTTTATTTTAGTGATGCAACATTATATAATAAATTTGTTAATGAAACACAAAGTTCTTTACAAGTAAAATTAAGTGATGGTACACGTGCATATGATATCTTGTTACCAGCAGTAGTTTATAGTGCTGCTACACAGGTTATTAATAATGACAATGTAGTAATTGTTACTATGCCATTCACTGCTGTATATGATAGCACCACTGGTACTAGTATCCAAATTACACGTTCATAACCCACACTAATAAAAGGGGTCGCAATGACCCCTTTTTTATGATATAAAAAGATAAATAAAAATAACAAAGGAGAAGCTAGTATGGCTAAAATCTTAATACCCGCATTAATACCACAAGTCCACAAAGTCATTATTAAACACCCAGTAACAGGTGAAACAACTTTTCAATCACTCGATGGAAGTGAAGTTCAATTGATTATTCATGTTGTTGGTAGAAATAGTAATCAGTGGTTAGATTTTATGCGTGAATTAAAAGTATCTGGGTCAGATGACCGAAATGAATTGTTTTCTCGTATTTCAGAAAAATCAAGAGAATTTGTAGCTAAATTAATCGTTGGTTGGGATGAAAATGGTGCAATAAATGAAAGTTATTCAGAAGAAGCAGCACTTAAATTATTAATGGATGCAAATAATACCTGGATATTGGAGCAATTGCAAGCTGCAATTTTAGATGAAAACAATTTTTTTTTAATGAGTTTCAAGAATTAATAGAATATATTGAATTTACTGCTAGATTGAATACCCCTGTTGGTGATTCAACACCACGCAAGATGTATGAAGAAGCACAAAAACAGGGTATGCCTACACCGCTTGATAATCCACCAACATATTCTACTTACTTTGAACAATTGGTATTATTGTTCTGGGATATAACTCATTATAAAACAGAATATAATTCATATATTGCATTATCAATGATTGAAAGTTATCAGAATTTATTTGAAGTTAAAATCCATCCAACTTATATTTCATTATTATGCCGAATGGATAGAGCATATGTGATTCAAATCAATAAAATATTAAAGGAAACAACAACATGAGTTTATTAAATATAGCGGTTAGTTTAACAGGCGGTCAACAAGCATTATCAATAATATCAGACCTTGGTAATGCAATGGTGGATACTGCTGTTAAAGCAGACCGCATGACTTCAATGATGGAAGCAGCTAGTGGTTCTATGGCTGGATTAAAAGCTGCTGAAGTAGGTGCTGTAAATCTAAAATATGTTGCTACTGTTGCTGATGAAATGGGATTAAGTATCTATGCAGCCAGTGATTCATTCGCTAAATTAACGGCTGCTACTAAAGATACTGCACTTGAAGGGAAAGCAACCCGTGAGATGTTTGAATCATTAAGTGCTGCTAATACTAAATTAGGTGGTAGTACAAGTGATTTAATGGGCATGTTAAATTCTTTCACACAAATGATTAGTAAAAATACTGTATCAATGGAAGAATTACGTGGTCAGTTAGGTGAAAGATTACCAGGTGCTATGAAATTAGCTGCAGATTCAATGGGATTATCAACTGAAGAACTGATTAAAATGATTAGTCAAGGTGATGTTGCAGCAAATGATTTATTACCACGTTTAGCAAAGGCAATTAATGATACTTACAATGATGGTAAATTCGATACCGCTGCTTCTAATCTTAATCGTTTAGGAAATGCTTGGGTTAAATTTAAAGAGTCAATAATTAATAGTGATTTTGTAAATGCAAGTATTAAATCAGTAACAAATGTAATTGATTCAATGTCAGATAAATTAGATGATGAAATATCTAAAACTGAAAGAAGAATCAAAACTTATAAATCATTAGTAGCTAATGCTAAACGATTGTATCCTGAAGGAGTATCTAGTCCAGTTGCGTCTATTGTTGAAATAGGTGGATATAATGTAGATGTAGAACAAGCAAAATTAGATGCATTAATTAAACAACGCGATGAATATAATAAAAGTATATCACAAGTAGGCCAACCATCTGATAAAATTACAATTCCAGCCTATGTTGCTGATACTGCACAATTTGTTCGTGATCAAGAAGAAGATAAATTAAAAATTGTTGAAAATAAACGTCAGAAAGCATTAGATTCAGAAAAACAAGCATATGAATTATCAATCAGAATGGCAGGTGATAATGCCATGATGAAAGAGAATATTGAACGAGCACATAAAGAACGTCTTAATGCAATTAATGAAAAATATAATGACCAACAGAATGTTTTAATAGAATCACAAAATAAGAAAACAACTACAGCTAATGATAAAGCTGCACGTGAACATGAAGCCATGATGGAAAGATCACGTGATTTAATGTCTAATCTTCAAAATGATTATATGACCATTACCAGTAAAACATATACTGATGGTGTTGAAAAGATCAATGGTTTAGCAGAAGCACAGAGCAAGGCTGAAGAAGAAAAGGTTAGAAATGCACATATAACTGGTGCTGAATTAGCTAAAGCAGAAGAAGAATTAGCTAAAGTAAAAATTGCTATTAATGAAAAAGCTGCTGCTGATATTGAGAAATTACAATTAGAAGAACGCCATAAAATTGTTCAATATCAAAATATGACTGCTATGGATATTGCTAAAATTAATTCTGATAAATTAAAACAATTAGAATTAACCCAGCAAGCTGAAATGGATATTATTGAAGAAAGATATCAGAAAGAAATTGAAGCAGCAAGACGAGCTGGTATGGCTACTGATGCTATTGAATCAGCACATCGTTCATTGGTAACTGCTAAAGAACGCCAATTCACTGAACAAAGAACACGTATTTCTGGTGGTTATCTTGATAACTTAACCCTAAAGATGCGTGATAGAATGAATGATCAAGTTAATTTTAATGAGCAATTAGCTGATGT